CCCGCAGGAATGGAAATCGGAACCCCAGAGAACGCAGGTGGTGACCCGTATGTGAAGGTTCCTGTTGAAATGAACCCGACACCAGAGAAGGCTGAAAACCCAGCCAAAGCTGATGACACCTATACCGAGAAACCGAAAACCACAAAGGAGATCAACAACGAGAAAACATACAAGGACAAAGGTGGCAAGAAGGTATATACTGAGAAAGCCCCGAAAATCAACGAGACTGTAGATGTTATTGAACTTGACCCAGAGGTTGACGCTGAGAACAGCAAGGGTACTGGCTGTGCAACATGTAACGCGGAACCTTATGACGTCAAGGAGGGTGAGGAAGTCCGTCCTGAAGATGTTGAGGGTTTCGAAACCAAGGATGAAACAACTGACACCATTGAGGACATTGAACTCCCTGATGAACTCGCATCAATCAGTGATGATGAAAACGATGATGAGACTGAAATCGTTATTGACATTGAAGCGGACGGTGACCTTAAGGAAGGCGAGGGCTTCTGTGAGAAATGCGGCAACAGCGTTGCTGACTGCACCTGTGATGAATGCGGTATGAACGAGGACATTGAGACCATCTATGACAGGATTGACACGTTCATCGGTGATGACGGTATGGCTAAGGTCAACAGACAACTTTCCAAAGAGGGTGAGAACATCTGTATCGGTGTGGTCAAAAACTTCGACCGTGACAGGATGCTCGACATTGACAACTTCATGAAGAGGATGGGCTACGAACTCTACAACACAGGTGAGATGGGAAGCAAAATCATGCTTGACTACTACCCTATCAGAAACGAGGCATCCCTTGATATGGATGAATGCGGAATGGGAGAATGCGGTCTGAACGAATGGAAACTTGATGTTTTCGGTGACCATCCGAGATACGGCGAACAGGCATTCACTCTCCCCGCTGATGAAGACCCGAAGGATGAGTTCGGAAAACTCGCAAAGGGTGGCAAATATGGCGTGTCAAAGGGCAAGAGCAACCCTTATGATGAGGAGATTGACCTCCTTGTCGACAACATTGTTTCCCGTATCTTAAAAAAAAAAGTGAACTAACCGAAAGGAAAGTTCTCAAGCTCCCCAAACAGGACAATATGGATGACGGTATGCCAACGGGACAACTCCCCGCTGATATGCCGTCTTCTGATTTGCAGGGTGATGAAATGATGGTTCAAGATGATATAATGCAGACGGATGATACGGGAAACCAGTTTGACACCAACTTTGATGCGGGTGTTGAGGCTGATGAGGACAACGATCCTGAGAAGTACATACAGCAGCTCACAGGCAAGCTCTGCACCACACTTGACAAGTTCAACGAGGACAGACCGACACCTGACACTTCCCTAAACAAATACGTGGCTGGAATGGTAATCTCACAATGTGTAAAAGGATTGTCTGAAAAGGAGAAAAACGCCATACTCAAAAAACTCACTGACACAGAGGAAAAGGAAGAAGAACCGGCTCAGACAGAAGCACCTGAACAGACAAGTGAGGAAGAGGAAGTAGCAACGGTACAGCAAAGCACAGAACAGGAAACAACACCTGAAATGAACGAGGACAGGATGGTTGAGAGGATAATGGCTGACATAAAGATGGAAACGGAAAACAAACCTTCAAAGCACAACACACCGAAGTCGTACAAAACTTCACCTTACACAGTAAAATAAAACGTAAAACATTGATATACAATGCCATCGAAGAGCAAGAGCCAGCAGCGATTTTTTGGGTTAGTTGACGCATACAAAAAAGGTGACGTCAAAGGTAGCGAAGTATCCAAAGAAGTAAAGGATGCCGCAGATTCCATGACCAGAAAGGAAATCAAGAAATTCGCAAGCACAAAACTCAAGGGGCTTCCAGACCACGTCAAGAAGGACAAGAAGAAAACCGATGAGTGTGTGAAAAAGAGAAGGGTTATGATTTCCGAGGAACAGTACAATGAAATCATGAGCATGCTCGAATCAGATGATACTGATATTGTCGTGTCCCTTGAGGACCAGAATCCAACTAACAACCTTCAGGCTAATTTGGCAGACACCAAAAAAGCCGCCATTGAAAACGGTATCAATGTCAACGACCCAGATGTAAAGCTCGGAACAACAGCAAACATCAACGGTACACAAGGTACAATCGTTTTCAACCAGAAGGCACAGAGCGGAACAAACTCAACGGGTATCTACGAATCCAAAATCATAAAAGTCAGGGACTTCATCAAGTAAAAAACCACAACAATGGTAAAAGAAGGAGGCACAATATACAAAGCGTTGGAGAGTGGAAACACATCATTGGGTGATAACCCAGCGTTTCCAGATGAAGGAGGTATGTCACTTTTCCCGCTCATCGTTAACGAGTGTGGATTTGTAAAAGGTGACCTGTCAGATGAGGAGGCACAAAAACTTCTCTCTGATGAGATTGTGTCGTGCTCAAAGATTGAACTTCCAATGTCCGAAATGATAGAGACCGCATGTGACAACACCATAGTCAGCATTTTTGACATACCTGAGGACTCCATAAGCATAGTGACATCACTGCACCAGCTTATTGACAGGACAGGTGACAGACGGGGTACTGAGGATTTTGATGTGTCTAACTTATCCTTTGACTTGGAGAATGCTAAAAATGCTGTTTACAGGAGAAGGATAATGCTATCTATATGTGCTGGTGCGGCATCCGTAATAAGTTCACAGAACGAACTTTACGAGAGGTTCAATGATTTCAGCACATCCCTCTACGAGAAATACAGGAAGATAAACGCTCTGAGGAGATTCTGTGTGTACACTGACTCATTGAAATATGGTGCATCAGGGAACGGTGTCGTTTCTGTGACAATCGCACCTGAAGGGTACAAACCTGTGATAAGGGCTGAGGGAAGCTGTGCGCCGTTCCTTATGGAGATGCTCATCAGGGGCATACTCGAACTGTCAATATCAGTCAATCTTCCGAAGGACGAGGATGAGGTCAGGTACATATTGGGCAAGTCAGATTTCTCAATGGCTGAGAAGTTCGATATCATGGCGGGAATACCGTTATGGAAAAGGATTTGCGGGTATGTCACCACATCAAGGTTCAATATGAACGAAATCGGACCGAACTTCCTTCTTATGGAGATGACGAAACTTGACGACAGTACATTCAACACACTTATTTCCTCAATCATAAAAGGTGACATGACAGCAGGTGAAATCATATCTGGCATATGCGAGAAAATAACATACAACAAGGGGTATGACGATTTCGACAATTTCGTTAAGGAAAAGAACATGTCATTCCGTATTGACGATGGGGAGGCTATCTGATGGCTACAAACTTACAAGAAGAGTATTACAAGTGTTATACAGACAAGACAAGGAAGTACTTCATTGAGAACTACTTGTCAACCTTCGATGCGGAGGCTGGCAAGAAGGTGGCTTTCAGGCTTTTCCCGAGACAGATAGCGTTCATTGAGGCGATTGTTTCCAAAGAAAAGTCACAGACCATCGCCATAAAGCACAGACAGGCTGGTATAACAACCGTTTCAGCGGCATGGGTGACAGGACAGATTGTGTTCGCTTCAAAAATGTCACCTGAGACAGTGCTTTGCATAGGTAACAAACTTGACCTCGCCCAACAGCTTCTTGAAAAGGTCGCTGACTTCCTTGACCAGGTGCCGAGGTGGATGTGGGGATCAGCATACTATTCACCAGAAAAGGACAACCCGAAGAACACGAAATCCATATATAAGACAAGAAACAAGGACAAGTTAGAACTATTCAACGGATGCAAGGTTCATGCACGATCATCAGGTGAGAACGCCGCCCGTGGTATTTCAGCCGCGACAGTGGTCATATTTGACGAGGCTGCGTTCATCGACAAGGGCATATCGGTCTACAAGCAGGCATACATGACCACCGCTTCCGTGAAGAACTCCAAAATCATAATGGTGTCAACACCGAACGGTAAGGACCAGCTCTACTACAGGACTTATGTGAAGGCACTCAAAGGTGAAAACAACTTCGTTCCCGTTGAGTTCAAATGGTTTCAGGACCCCCGTTACAACAGGTGGCTCAAATGGCACAGGCAGGATGAGGAGACCGGTGAGATAAAATGGATTGAGGAGGAAGTCCTTAACAAGAACGGTGACATCAGGTATGATGAGGAAAGGTGGAGAACACTTGAAAAGGAAGGATGGATACCTGAGAGCCCGTGGTTTGAGGACGCTTGCAAGGGTCTCAACAACGATGAGCAGAGTATCGCACAGGAAATCCTCGTCTCGTTCATCGGTTCATCCGACAATGTCGTACCCGGTGATGTGATAGAGGCACAACTTAACCAGAACGTGATACAGCTCCCGAAGAACTGGAATCTCAGAGACCCCTATGTCAACGAGACATGGATTTGGGAAGAACCCAACCCTGACCACAGATACCTTTTATGTGTAGACCCGAGTTCAGGAAGCAGCGAGGATAGGACAGCCATAGAGGTACTTGACATTGACGCTGTTGATGAGAAAGGCAAACCGTATGTGAATCAAGTCCTTGAATACTACGGTAAAAGGACCGGTGATGAGATTGGTGAGATGGTGTACAGGTACGGCACGACATACAACAACGCCTTATGTGTTGTAGAATGTATAGGCGGTTACGGTGACAGTGTCGTCCTTACGCTGATGAACATGAAATATCCGAACATCTACTTCGATGACCCCGGATTAAAAACATATACTGTACAGAAGGAATACTCAAAATTCGGTATAAAGAAGGATGACAAACTTCCAGGTTTCAGGACAAGCAGCTTGCGTGTACAGACCATCGGTAACTTCGTCACAATGGTGAAGGACAACACGTTCCGTATAAGGAGCAGGCGCGTCATTGAGGAGATGGAGACGTGGGTGTTCAAGGGCGGTAGGGCTGACCACATGGACGGTTATCACGATGACAGTTTGACCTGCCTTGCGATGGGGTTGTTCGTCATGGAGTTCTCCATGCTTAAGAACATAAAGAACAAGAAGAAGGACAAGAAGATGCTCGAATCATGGACATCAAACAACTGGATGTCATCGAAAACGCCACAATCCCAATACGAGGACTTCTCAATATCAAAAACACCTCACAACA